TGCTTATTCATCACCTGATACCACAGCATTGCCCGATACCCAAGCATCGCCTGATACCCTAGCATTGCCCGATACCCAAGCATCGCCTGATACCCTAGCATTGCCCGATACCCAAGCATCGCCTGATACCCTAGCATTGCCCGATACCCAAGCATTGCCTGATACCACAGCATTGCCCGATACCCAAGCATCGCCTGATACCCTAGCATTGCCCGATACCCAAGCATTGCCTGATATTGAAAGATTGTTTTCTTTTTCTACATAGCCGCCAAGATCATTTGGCAAAACAAACAAGCCAATAGCAACCAATGCTTTAATTCTATAAAGTTTTTTATCGCCAATAGCAATTGAGTCTGTTAAAACTAATTCATATTTTTTATTCATTATCATTATCCAATAAAGTAAATTCGTATTTAATATATTTTTTAAAAAAATAATCTTGATTTTGAGACACTACAAATACACAGGCCTTGTTGTAAAAATCAGTAAACACTTCGTTAATAGTAGCGCCTAAGTTTAGTTTTTGCGTTCCAGCCCCAAAACTAAGCGCATTAGCATATAATGATTTTGAATGCTCACCATAAGCTTTGGCTAGCTCTTGAAGCAGCTCATAATGATAATCTCTGTATGAATCCCATTCTGCAAATGTACCATCGCACATATCATTAAAAGCTTTGTCTTGAGCCTCTTCAATTAAGTCTTTTAAATATCTATAATTTACATCGTAAGTTGTCATTTTAAATCACTTATTTTAATATTAAATTATTTGCTACCGTACTAAGCCGCCTAAGCGAACCGTTCCAACTGCTTTCATTGTAATCGCGTTGTTTTGCCGATGTGTGTATGTTGCGCTAACGCTTAACTCTTGTCAAGCACTATTTTAATTATTTGTTAATCATTTATTGCTTGACACGATTTATTTTATAAAGTATAAAGTAGTTATGAATAAAAAATTACTTAATCAAGCCATTAAAAAGGCTAAAAATCAGAATAGGCTCGCTATTTCTATTGGTGTGTCTCGTTCATTTATTAATCAAGTTGTAAAAGGAGTTAGACCAATGTCACCAGAATTGGCTAACAAATTAACATTGTTTATGGAGAGTTAGCTATGAATACGCAGTCACAGCGCAATACTTTGCTTGAGGCGTTTAAACGTAACGAAACATTAAGCGCTAGAATATCTGCTAAAAAATATAATATTGATACTTTTTCGCAACGCATTAAAGATATTGAGTGTATGGGATATGCGGTTAATCGTGCATGGGTATATATTGATGGGATTAAGTCTCATAAAGAATACTGGGTAAGCCAAGACCAGTTTAAACAATCAGCTTAATTATTTGCTTAAAATTTAATTACGCGCATTATTAATAAATGGCTGTCGTAAGCCAAAACGAAACGGAAACATGAACCTTATCACCAACGTACAACTAGATGACCATATCGGCTGCTTGCCATCCTTTCGGGTAATTACGACGTCTTTTTGTGCGTTGCTGAAAAGGTTTATATGACAATTTCAAAATATGAGATTTTAAAGTTAGAATGGATTTTAAAAAATCCACATTCAACGCCAATGAAATATCAAATAGCCATGTGTGAAATTGCTAGAAAGTGTGGAATTTAATGGCTGGTGATTGGATGAAAATAGAGCTTGAATTACCTGACAAGCCAGAAGTGCATGGCATATCTAACATTTTAAATTTAGACCCTGATTGCGTTGTTGGAAAGCTAATAAGAGTTTGGCAATGGTTTGATAAGCACACTATAGATGGTAACGCTCATGGCGTTACGTTTTCGTTACTTGACCGTATCACTAGCGTTAAAGGATTTGGTGAGGCGATGATGTTTGTAGGATGGATTGAACAAAAAGACAAAGTTTTATGTATGCCTAAATTTGACAGACACACCTCCTCAAGCGCTAAAACACGTGCTTTGTCTAATAAAAGGGTTGATAAATTACGTAACTCTACTAGCGTTACATTTGCGTTACCAGAGAAGAGAAGAGAAGAGAATATAAAAAACATAGCACCGTTAGCTATGCTAACAGCTATGGGGATAAGTGAAGGCTTAGCTAAAGATTGGATTAAGGTTCGTAAAGAAAAAAAACAAGCCATAACTCAAACTGCATTAGACCGTATAAAATCTCACGCAGAAAGCAATAATTTTACTTTTGATAAAGCAATAAAAATATGCGTCGAAAAGTCATGGGCTGGATTTAATGTTAAATGGCTTGATCATGAATACGCTCCAAGTAAAAAAGATGAATATTTATGAGCGTTGAAAATTTGTTATCTCGATTGCAAAAAGTAAAGCCTAGCGGAAAGCATAGATGGTTATGTGCTTGCCCTTCTCATCAAGACAAATCGCCAAGCATGCATATTTTTTTAGCTGATGATGGAAAGATATTAATTAACTGCAAGGCAGGCTGTGATACTTACTCAATCCTGCAATCTGTAGGGCTTGATTGGGCAGATGTAATGCCAGAAAAAGTAAATCACCATAGACAGAAGCCAAAAAAGCAAATTTTATATGCTAGCGAGGCTTTAGAGCTGTTGCAATACGAGGCAAGAATTATATTGGCGTGTGCTATAGCAATGAAAAATAACGCGCTTAAACAGCAAGATTTAGATAGGGCAATGGTAAGTATGCAGACAATTAATAAAGTAATGCTACAGGCGGGGTTATGAGTCGTTTAGAGGATATCGCAAACAAGTTGGCTATGGCGGACTTGCCTGATGTTGATTTTGATAAATATTACAAAGAAAATAAAGACGATAATTTGAAATTAAAACGTGTTGTTGATTTTTATTATGAGATTGAAGAGTTTGTAGAAAAAGGGCATGTTATACACGGGGCTAAGTTGCCATTTCAAAAAACGCACGATGTGTTTAGATTTAGAGATGGAGAGGTTACATTGTGGACTGGATATAATGGACATAAGAAATCAATGTTATTAGGCTATGCTGCGGTTCAATTTTTGCGGGATATGCAAAAAGTGTGTATTGCTTCTTTTGAGATGAAGCCAATATCAACTATTCGCAGAATGACAAAGCAATATACTGGACTTAGCAATACTGGCTATGACGAATTTTCTGATTTTATGCAATTTGCTGGCAATAATTTTTATGTTTTTGACCATTTGGGCGGAATAAATACAGAAAGGCTGTATGGAATTATTTTGTATTCTGCACAGCAGCTTGGCATAAAACATTTTGTAATTGATAGCTTAATGCGAGTTGTTGCGGGTGAAGATGATTACAACGCGCAAAAAGATTTTGTCGTTAAGCTTTGCGAGTTAGCAATTAAATGCAATATCCATATCCATTTAGTCCATCACGTTAAAAAAGGCAAAGAGGGCGAAGTTAGCGGCAGATATGATGCAAAAGGTAGCGGCGCATTATCTGATAACGTACATAATTCGCTTGTGGTATGGTCAAATAAAGATAAAAATAAAGACATGCCTGACGTAATTTTAAAATGCGACAAACAGCGCGAAGGTGAATGGGAAGGTAAGGTCGCTTTAACCTTTTGCCATGATAGCTTACGATTTGAGCAAGCTGATTTTCATAGGGGTATAGAATAAATGACCGAAATTAAAGAAATAACAGTAAACAGCCGCATATCTTGGCCTGATATTAAATTTGCGCTTATTTGCATGGCTGTAGGCGCGGTATTGGCGATGCTGGTTGTGATTGCAGAAGGGCGCGTGTGAATGAGCTGGCTTTATTCGCGGGCTATGGTGGCGGAATACTCGGCGGCAAGATGCTTGGATGGCGAACTGTGTGTGCTGTTGAGCGTGATGCCTACGCCGCACAAATTTTGGCGCAACGACAGAATGATGGATTGCTCGAAGCTTTCCCAATTTGGTCTGACGTGCAAAGTTTTAGAGCCGACAACCCAGATTGCACAGTCGTTATTGAAAGCTTACGCGCAATTGCTGATAACCTTGTCATCAGTGGCGGCTTCCCATGCCAAGACATTAGCGCAGCAGGAAAAGGTGCAGGAATCACAGGCGAGCGCAGCGGTATGTGGAAAGAATACGCACGTATTATTGGCGAAATACGACCCGCTTACGCATTCATTGAAAACAGCCCAATGCTCACTGTTCGAGGACTTGACACCGTGCTTAGTGACCTTGCCGCGCACGGGTTCGATGCGGAATGGGATGTTATATCTGCGCGAGACGTTGGCGCAAACCATAAGCGAGACCGCATTTGGATTGTTGCCAAACGGCGAGACATTTTTTCACACCCCGAACACAACGGGTTTGGACAGCGGCAGCAACAGTCGCAAAGCACTCAAGAAACGGCTACAGCATTGGCCGACCCCCACTTGCAACATGATAAGCGGTGGGGCAAATCACAACAGTACGCAAGTATTGGCAGGCAAGCACGGCATCAATCTGCACGGGGCGGTGATGCAATCTTACGAAACGCCAACCGCACGCATGCACAAAGACAATGGCAAGTCACCAAGCGAAATCAATCGCAACTCGGGAACATTGGCAATGCAAGCTGGTGGCGAACTGAACCCAACGTGGGTCGAGTGGTTAATGGGTGTGCCTTTAGGGTGGAGCGACTTAAAGCCATTGGGAACGCGCAAGTACCGCTTTGCGCTGCAACGGCATTCAAGCTTCTTAAAAGTAGGTTTGAGTGATTAAGCATGACATGCAAAAACTGCACAAAAAACTCAAACGTATACCAAATGAACTGCATTGGTTGTTGCGCCAGACATTGTTTGATGCAGTTCTATCCTGCAAATTTTGATATTAGAAACTATAAGCTTGAGATTGCAAGAAAATATAAACACGACCCTAACGAATTACGATTAACAATTAATAGGATGATAAAAAAATGAAACTTACTATTGAAGAAAATGCTGAACATAAAAATGAGATTACATATCCTGTGTTAATGCAAAGCACTACGACTGGGGATATTTATTTGTTTTTTTCAAAAAATACAGCCACAAAATTGGATGAAGGGATTCCAAGAGTTTTTTATGAAATAAGTAATTTCATCTTATTTG